AATCTGTTACGGGTTTTTGAATTACCCCGTCATGTGAGACTAAAAGCTGTGCAGGGGATCCTACTTGTGTACCTAAATCAAAAGTCACATTAGAACCATTATAAGTGTTTCCACTTGTATCTAGTACGCTAAATGTACCTCCTTTAATTCCTTGTCCTACGTATGCCATTATGCTAATATCTCCATAACTGTAATCATACATTGAGAATTAGCATTAGCGAAAGTAACTGTGCCACCTCCGTCTGTAGCAACTCCTTGACTACCACCATAGTTTCCTCCACCGCCGCCTCCACCACGACCTACAGTAGAACCAGTAATTGATGAATCTACTCCAGCACCACCAGGACTACCAGCACCAGAAGCCGTAATAGGAGTTTCTGAAGCTCCACCACCGCCACCACCATTGTTTCCACCACCACTACCGTCTGATCCACCTTTAAAACCTTCATTAGAAGTTCCGTCACCAGAAGCTTTAGTATTGTTTCCACCACCACCAGAACCTCCGTCACGACCAGCACCACTTCCTTGTCCACCAGAAGTACAACCACCTCCACCTCCGACAGTTGTTACGTTAGTAATATCACTACCTACTATTGAAGAAGTGCCTCCGTTTCCTCCTCTACCTGAATCGTTATCAACTCCAGATGTTCCTGCACCACCTGAGCCACCCGAACCAACTGTAATAGTGTATTCTGTTCCATTTACAAGTATAAGAGGAGTTTCTGCTGCAGCTCCACCACCAGAACTTTCTGCTTCATATGCACTTCGATAACCTCCAGCACCTCCGCCTCCAGCGGCACTGTTATCTGTACCATTACCTCCACTACCGCCTCCTCCAGCGATTACTAAATAACTAGTTAAATAAGGATCCACAGTTTCTCCAGCTGATCCAAATCCTAAAACTTGATAGCCAAAAGATTTTCCTTTTGATTGATTTTTTTTTGAACTTTTGCCTCCAACATTGTCTTGGAGAGTATTTATTTTATGGTCTCTCATATTCTATTCCTTATCCGTCGTTAGCGGCATTTGTAGTAAAGAATAATTTAATCCCTAATAATCTTGCATCTGCTGTTAATCCATCTGCAGAAACGTCTCTGGATACTTGGAAAAAACAATATTCGTTTGCACTAGGAGAACCCGCTATTGTTACTGCTCCACTTTCGGCTGCAACATCTAAATCATTAGATGTTCCACTGTGTGCTTTTGCTGTTGCAACAACTTGTGTTCCAAATGCTGTATTTAAATCTCCACTATCTGCTAATGCTACTGCAGATAATCCCCATGCAGTAGTTCCTGTATTTGTTGATGTTGCTGTAAAAAAAGCTTGAAAAGTTACTGTTCCTGCATTCCATGATTTAGGAAATGCGACAGCAAATTGTGCAAACTCATCAGTATCTTTGTCAAAATCTAAAACTTTTATTTCAGGTCCATTTGATAATTCAACTTGTGCAGCTGCTGCACCATTTGTACTATTTGGATACATTGCAACTGCTGGAACCCATATAGTTTCTTTTCCTGCAATTTTAATAGCACCTGTAGCATCTGCAGCGTCTACTGCTTTAGCAACTCCAGTTCCATTAGGAGCAATAGTTATATCTCCATCAGCAGCATCTGTTATGGTAATTGTACCAGAGTTAGTTCCAGAGTTAGTGTTCATTACTAAGTCTGCAGCTCCACCTGTTGTTACTGTAAGTGTACCTGCTCCGTTTGAAGTTAATGTAGCTGCTGCTCCAGAATCTCCAACTTTTACTGTATCACCAGCAAGAACCACATCTCCAGTTCCTTTTGGAGTAATATTAATATCTATATTTGTATCACCACCTGTAGATGAAATAGTTGGTCCTGCACTTGTTGCAGCGTTTGCAATTGTAAATTCATTTACTGCAGAACTTGTAGCTGTAAGTTTAGCTAATTCATTCCCGTTAGTATCTAAAATAGAAGTTCCTATTTTAGGTGCTGTTAAAGTTTTATTTGTTAAAGTTTCTGTTCCAGTAAGAGTAACATCACCAGCACCAAAACCTAAAGTATAAATGTCTGGGTTAGTTCCATCGTTTGCTGTAGCAAATACAAGTTGGTCTCCTTTATCTGTTGAACCAAAAGTAAATGTATCTCCTGAACCAGAAGTATATTTAAATTGAACTGTATGAGCACCTGATGTTGAATTTCTTAAAAAATAAAAATTTTGTGCATCTAATGGAATTGTTACAACTTGGTTTCCAGTAATTGTACCAGTAAACTCAATCATTCTGTGAGACATAACTGCTCCAGTTGATCCATCAGAAACGGCTAAAGCTGTAGTATCTGCACCACCTGCTATTGATTGAGCAGAAAATCCACCAGAAATTTGTTCTATAATTTGTAAATTAGTATTTGTTTTTGTTCCCCATGTACCAGCGTTTTCACCGGTTGCTTGAAGTTCTACCCCTAAAGGTGTGTATGTTGATGCCATAATTTTTTATCTCCTATGCGACGTCACTATAACTTGTATTTGATCCTGTTGCAACATCAGAATACGTATCATTTGATCCTGTTGAAACATTACTATATGAAGTATTGCTTCCAGTTGAAACATCAGAATACGTATCATTTGATCCTGTTGTAACACCTGTATACGATGTATTTGAACCAGTGTCAATATTTGCGTAAGACTGTATTCCAATTAAACCTACAGAAGATGTAATTTGATCTGTTGTTAAACCTTGTACTACATCTGCTGGTGTAATAGACCCTACAGCCGATGTTGCAGAAATACCTGTTAAACCTACTACATCTGCTGGTGAAATAGATCCTACACTAGCTGTAGCAGATACTCCTGTTATATTTAGTAATTCAATAGCTCCTGTTGTAAGTTCTCCAACAGATACTGTTGCAGATACACCTGTAATTTCACTTGGTCCAAATTCTAATCCTAAAGTACCTAAACTAGATGTTGCTGATACACTTGTTATTGGTTCTGTGCTTACACCAAAAGCAATTCCTGAAGTACCTAAACTTACAGTTGCTGATTGTCCATCTAAACTTATTGTTGGACTAATTACAAAACTTAAACTTCCAACATTTGTTGTAGCTTCTTGACCAGATAAATCATAAGCAGTTTCTATAGTTACATCAAAAGTTCCACCCCAAACATCACTACCACTCCAAGAATCTTCACCCCAACTGTTAGCTGCTGAAACAGAAGCTTCCATACTTCTACCAACTAAAGTAATAACTTCATCTGGACTTTCTCCCCAACTATCTTCTCCCCATTCATTTCTACCCCAGCCAACAGTGTGACCTACATAAGCTAAAGTTGGTGTTGCAAATTCTGAAGATACTCCTGTTAATGGTACACCTATTTCACCATCTATATCAGGACTGCCTACACTAGCTGTCATAGAGTGATTAGAACCAATCATCTCTAATAAATATGTAAATGCTGGAGTTATAGAACCTATAGAAGTTGTTGCTTCAATACCTGTTAAGGATACAGTTTCATCTGCGCCTTCTCCCCAATCTGCTTGGTTCCAAGATAATCTTCCCCAACCTGTTTCATTAAATTCTTCTGAAGTACCTAAAGAAGCTGTAAGACCAAAACCTGTTACTGAAATAACTGGATCAAAACTTTCGCCCCATGGCTCACTGCTCCAACTATCTCTACCCCAACCTTGCGCTGAAAAAGCAACTGTATCTCCTAAAGATGTGGTTGCAGATAATCCTGTTGGAAAAACTATTTCATCAGTAGCTTGTCCCCATGAACCGCCTGTATTCCAGACATCAGCTCCCCATCCTGAAGTGACAGCATTAGTGGTTCCCCAACGGTCTGTTCCCCAGGTTGTGCCTGATTCATTCCAAGAATTGGCCATAAGGAGTGCCTCCTTATGCTATACGAATTATTGCGTTAGATGCGTCTGCTGTTGGAAATTGAATTGTAAAAGTTCCACTTGATACTGTTTTGTCACCACCGAAAGCGATAGCAGCAACAGCTTTGTCAGATTGTGTATCGTTATAAATCAATGCACCATTTGCTGTGAAAGAAGCAGAAGTATAACTTACATCTGCAAAATCACAAATTGCAGTTGTTCCAGATGTAGTTGGTGTAACGCTTGTTAATGTTGCACCACCTGCAGTGTATGCAGTTCCAGAAGAGTTTGTAATTTCGTTTGAAGTTGCATAAGCAGTTGTACCTGCACCTAAAGATGCATCACTTGTAAATAAAGCTATTTTAAAAGTATTTCCACTTGTTGCCGTAAAGTTGTGTGTACCAACTAAAATTTCTTGTTTAAAACTTGTACAAATTGCTGATGTTATTGCCATAATTTATCTCCTACGGGTTTGCTGATTTAATTGGTATTCGAATAGCGCCATCCGTATAGTCATCTCTTCGTCTTCTACCAACTTGCTCGTTAGCAAACTTCTGTACCTCTTGTTTATATTTATTCTCGTATAATGTCAACATATCTATCGGACCTTTTAAAAAGCCATATGTTTCTGATAGACAGCAATATAAAAGACCATTTGGAAAGTTCAAACTTATATAATTACTAGTATTATCTGAAGCTAAAGTAGCTGGCATTTTATTATAGTGCACTCTAAATTTGTATGTTGCATCAGGAACCGGGGCAAGAAACATTCTTCCAGATGTAGTGTCTGTATTACCTGTTGCTCCTCCATACATAGAATAGTATTTAGGTTTACCTCTTTTTGTAGATTCTGTTGAAGACACATATTCTTGAAGATAAGTTACGTCTTTTTTTTCTAACCAAATATTAGCACCTGCTATAGAAGAAGTAGAATCATATACCTGAATACCTCTTATAAATAATGCACCTGCTGGTGCATTAATAGATTCTTGACCTACAACTAAATCTCCTGATTGTTGAAGTCTATCTGCATCAATAGGTATTTCTCTCATTATTCTATATTGAGCATTTAAAATTATATTTTCTAAAATAGCTGTAGTTAAAACATTGGAATCTGTTTCTGTATAATTTCTTATTTGTGTAACTAAATCACTATAACTTAATCCAGCCATTATGCCATCCTCGCTAATTCTTTACATTTTGGACAACGATGTTTATATTTATTGTGTTCACTACAATAACCTCTAGGATGTAATTCCACTTCATGAGGGTCCATTTGTTCTTTAGGTGCAAATAAACTTTTTATCCAATTTAAAATTTTTTTAATCATGCTTCTATTGTTACAGGTCCAACGGAACAACCGTAACCTCCTCCATTTATATTACCTGTTGTAGCAGTATTTGTGTCAACTGTAAAAAAGAAAAAATTACTAGTTACATAATCACTTGATGCATCTCTTGCATCTGCTTTATATTTCCCTGTTCTTATTGTATAACCTGCAGACTTTGCAATATTAGATCCAGCTATACCATCAAAACTTTGAGGATTTGAATAAACAAAACCACTTCCTGCAGAAGTAGTAGGAGGTCCTCTAAATCTATACGTTGTATTATCTGTTAAACCATGTCCAGGTGAAAAAACATTTATAACTCCAGAACCTGAAGCATAAGTTTCAAAACCATTTTCAGGAATTCTTACAGTTGTAGCAGGTTCTGTTCTATCTGGTCTAACTTGAAGTAAGGCAACTCCATCTCCACCAATTGGTTTAGGTTCTAATTGTGGTTGTTTTGGTTCAAACTCTGTATAATGCACAAAAGAACCATTCCACTCTCTAACCATTTCTCTATACGGAAATTCAAGTCCTGATCTATCTGAAATAGCTTTTGAATGTTTTCCTGTTGCGTATTTAGACATTATTTTTTACCACCAGGTCCTATGGGTTTTCCAACACTGCCACCCATAGCATACTCTCCAGGTTCATATCCTTTTTGTTTTAATTTTTTTTTAAGTTTAGAAAAATCTTTTGTTTCTAAAAAATCTACGTATAGATCCATTAACTCATCATCGTTTGTGTTTTCAATAAAATCTTTAAAACTTTTGTAATCTGCCATTATGTTCCTGGGTAATAA